CTATCTCTAATCCACATCATACCACAACCAATTTTTGCTTGTAGTAATGTATCTCTTGTACTTATTATAGATGATATAGTTTGTAAGTGTATCTTTTGGTCAAAAGCAGGGATACAAATAAGAACATTTTTTTTCATCTAAAATCTCCAGTGACTATTTTATAAATTGTTCCTATAGGTTTAGGTAGTTTATTATTAGATGAACATGAAGATAAGAATATCAAAATAAATAAAAGGCAGGTGAGTTTGGTGGTTTGGTGGTAAAACTCACCCACCAGCTTTCGGTGTATCATTGTTTGAACCAAGATGGAAGCCCTAAATGCTTTCTTTTATCAAAAATATTATCTTTAGCACCAGGAGTTTTACTATTATTATAATGTAAAAAAACTTGACCACACGATTTACCTTTAAATTTTTCTCTCCAATGTTCTAATTCACAACCTCTATAAACTAACATATCACCAGGATTTAGATTAACTTTTACACCTTTTGATTTACTAGATGGAGTTATATCTTTACCATTTGGAATACCTACGTTTTCTTTAGGACTTAAATGTATTGCCCAATCATCACCTCCAAGATTCATAGTAGTTGATATTTCACAACTAAATCTATCTTTATGTCTTTTTAACACATCACCTTTTTTATAAATTCTAGCATAAGTATAAGCAGGATATAATTTTAATCCTGTAGTTTTTTCCATAATTGGTTGACATTTAAGTAATAAAGTTTCCATAGCAATATCTGCATAATGAGAATATGTATTTGGTATTTGTTCATCTGTTCCCTCATAATATCCAAGGAAAGTTTCATAAGGTGAAATATATCTTTGTTCTAAACAAGTATCATAAACTTGTTTTTTCATTAAAAAATAATTGTAAACAAAGGTTGCTAAATCTTTTGATATAGCTTGTTTGATAACTGTATATTTGTTTTTTTTAAACGACATCTTTTGCCATCTCTTTCGGAACTGCTTGTATATTCCAATGAATAAATCTAAATGGTTCTATACCATGATCAACTGCATATTCATGTTCTAAGTATCCAGGAAATATAATTAAAGTTCCAGGTTTAGGTTTAAAATGTATTAATTCAGAACCTTCCCAAATAGCTTTATTGTTTGGTTTTAATTTTAATTTTGTTGCTCTTGCTCCTGTTCTTGGTTCATGAAATATTGGATAAGAAGTTTTATCAGAGCATTTTAAAAAGTAAAAACCTGATACATGCTGATTCCAGTGTATATGTGCAGAGTGATGGCCACCACCTTTTTTAGAAAACTCTTGAACCCATAACTCACTAAACATAGTTTGATATTGTGTCATATCATAACCTTGATGATCTAAATACTCCCAAGATTTTTGACCTATATAATTTCTAAAATCTAAAAAATCATTATCTAAAGTTAATGGTGTAGAGTGATGACTTGTTCCAAAGTCACCAAATTTTTTAATATAATCTTTATTTCTTTTTTTTGCTTCTTGTATGTATTTATTAGATGCTTTGTTTAATGATTTTACAAAATCAGGTTTATGCTCAGACCATATAGTTGTTGCAAAATATTTGTTTATATACATTATTTAAAAGGTCTCCCTAAATGCCAAACTACAAGACTATATCTTGTACCTGATGTTACTGGTTTTACTCTATGCCATAAAAAACTAGGAAATACAATAATAGAACCTTTAGGTAATATTTCTTTACATTGTATTCTATGCTTTGATTCATCTCTCATATGAGGATCATAGTTTCTAAAATCAAATTCTAGTTCTCCACCTGTATATTCTGATCCATCTGTTAATTGACAAGTCATAGATAATTTTCTTATTTTTCCATGCTCAGGATCGTTAATATTTTTACGATCATATGGTTTGTCCCAGCTATCACAATGCCAATCATAGTATTGATTTAATTTATATTTTGTAAATTGACAACTTTCTGATCTATCCCAATCAAAGTTCCAACCAGCATTTTTATTAGCTTGATGTACAAAAGGGTGTAATTCTCTATAAATCCATTTATCATTTAACCAAACTAAATCAGACTTTCTTTTTTTTTGTAAATTTTTGATATCATCTCTACTTAGTTTTTTATCATGGTATCCACCAGTAAGAGCCATAACTTCTTTTTGGTTATTAGCATATCTTATTACTTCATCACAAAATCTTGGTGTTAATGCTGATTTAAAATACCAGTAATAATTTGTAAGATTCATTAAATATATTCATAAGTTATAGTTTGTAAAAAATTTAAACTTTCTTTTTGATTTGAAGTTATAGTATATCTTTGTGTACTAGGAAACATTACAAAAAAATTATTATTGATTTTTATATCCCAGCTTCTACCTTTTCTTCTATTATCATCATATTCAATCCTTACTTGTAGTGTATCTTTTTCTATATTTACACCATAAAGCATAACAAAGTCAGGTGAGTTTCTTAAATCAACAGGGTCTATTTGTAATTGAGAAAGGGAGGTTGTATTTGGTTTATAGTAATCACCAGTTGTAATTTTATTAACTAAGTTATATCCATACTCTACGTTTATATGATCTCTTAAATATGTATTAAGCATATCCCATGTTCTTGAAAATGGGAAAGGACAATCTCTTAATTTATGTATAAGAATATCTTGTGCAAGTTTATCTCGGTCTATTTCAAAACCTTTAGGCATATCTACGTAGCCAAAAAATAAAGGTATTTCAGATAATGTATTTTTTTTTATTCCACCACCCATATTGCAATTATGCCATTGAATCTACTAGATCCCAAGATTGTCCATCTTCGTTCCAGTTATAACCCCATTCATGTGTTCCTGCTTCATTTTGTGAAGTTTGTTCAGCATTTAAATCAGGAGCATCACCTATAGGTGAATCCCAACCTGCAGTTGTAGTATTTTTAACCCAAGATGGATAAGGTTTTGGTGGAAAGAATAATTGATTATCTTCGTCCCAAGTATAACCTATACCTGCATAATTACCTCTAAATGGAGTTCCACCTAATTTATGTTGTCCGCCTTGTGTATTGTAAGAAGTTTGTATCCACATTTGAGCAGGCCAGTTGTTATGTCTTTCTAACCATTGTTGCCCAACTGCTTCGTCTTCAACTCCATCAGCGTTTTGCATATTGTTATTATCCATAGTTAATACTTGGATAACTTTTCCGTTTGCTCCTAATTTTGCGAAATGTGCCATAATATTATCTCCTTATCATATTTATATTTAAAATCAACTATTGAAATTTATATCTTATAACTACTATACCTGATCCTCCTGCACCTCCAACTTGATTTGGAGCAGTAGTTGCACCACCTCCTCCACCACCACCACCTGTGTTTGTTCCACCATCTGTTGCTTGAATGGCAGTTTCAGCAGCACCATTTCCACCACCTCCAGTTCCGCCTGCTATAGAGGCATCTCCTCCTGGACCAAAAGGTGGACTATTATTATTTGATCCTGCACCACCACCAGCATAAGCAACTGGGCTTCCTGTAATACAAGTTGTTACACCTGCTCCACCAAAACCATATACAGGTAAAGTGTTTCCTGGACCACCTGAACCATTATTTCCAACAGCTCCTGCTCCACCTCCACCACCTGCTTTTGCAGATCCTGGAGTGTGATTACCTGAACCACCATCTTTACCTTGAGCTGGACTTACAGGAGGTGTATTTCCACTACCTCCTGATCTAGTTGTAGATGTTGCAGATCCTCCACCTCCACCACTTCCACCATTAAGACCATCTTGTGTTCCTCCACCACCTCCGCCACCAGCAGATGTTATTGTACTAAATACTGAATTAGAACCAGCAGAACCATTTGATCCTGTTGGTGTGTTTGAGGCACCTCCTGCACCTACTGTGATAGGAAAACCTGTTGCTGTTACTGTAACTCTGTTAGGTGCAGATGGATAACCATCTAAAGGACTAGCTGTGTATGGTGTTGTTGGGGCTTTAACTTCTCTAAAACCTCCAGCACCACCTCCACCACCTAAATTTGTTGAACCTGATGGATTTCCAGTTCCACCTGATGCACCACCTGCTACTACCATGTATGAAACTACATTATCTGCTGAACAAGTTGCAACTCTACAAACAGTAAAAGTACCTGGACTAGTAAACGTATGAATTTTGTCATTTCCACAAGTAGTAACAGTTCCACCAGTAGCTACTATAAAAGGACTACCTTTAACATTTTCAGAGGAGGCACTTACTGTCACCCAACCCTCTGTACTATCTACATAAACTAGTGTAACTGATTCTCCTTTTGTTTCTAAAATAACATCTAAAGTTTCTCCTGAAATTTTTTCTGATCCATTTGCAGAAACAGTCAAAGCATTTGTATTAAAATTATCTCCATAATCTGCTAAAGCAACAATTGCTCCTGCACTTCCTGCTGGTAAATTTACTGTAAATGCTCCTCCAGCAGTATTACAAAAATAACCTTCACCATTTGTTGCTGTAAATGTAGATGTTTTAATACTTCCAGTTTGCCAATCTACACTTCCACTTCTACCAAATCCTGATTGACTTGCACCTGAAGCTAAAGAAACTGTATCACCTGATTCACCAATAGTAATTGTTGAACCACTTGCTTTTTTAATTTGATTTACTTTTATTTCACTTGTCATAATTTTTTACCTATGTCTGAAACCTATATCTTATCATTACTATTCCTGAACCACCAGCTCCTGATGATGATGGATTATTTTCTCCAGTTGCTCCACCACCTCCGCCAGTATTTGCAGTCCCAGCAGTTGCATTACCAGTATTTGCACCAGCACCACCACCGCCTGTACCTCCTGGACCAGAGCCAGACGCCTCAAAACCAGCACCTCCGCCACCAGCAAAATATCTTGTTCCACTTTCAGGACCTGGTGTTCCATAACTTGGTGCTGTAGGACCAACTAATGGGTCAGCAATATATGAACCTACTCCTCCATTTTCATGATTAGAACCACAACCACCTGAAGAACCTGCTCCACCTCCTCCGCCACCATGTCTATCAGAGGGACTACTTGGTGCAGCACTGCAAGATACAGAACCATTATTACCCTGTGGGGGACTTACTGGTGGTGTATTACCTGCTCCAAAATCGCCTGGAACATTAAAGTTTCCACCGCCACCTGAACCACCATCTTTTGATAAAATTGATGGTGTTGATCCTGGTGGACCACCTCCACCTCCGCCTCCACCAGCAGATGTAATTGTACTGAATATAGAATTACTTCCATTATTACCTGCTTGTGTAGAGCCAGTGTATGTTTGTGCTGAACCTCCACCTCCAACTGTTACTGGATAACCTTGTACTGTAACTGGTAAAGAATTACTTGGGTGATTTAAAGGTGAATTTGAGCCAGGTGCCGTTGTATATAATCTAAAACCTCCAGCTCCTCCTCCTCCACCTCTACCTGTTCCGCCTGATCCACCACCAGCAACCACAAAATACTCGACTGATGCTAAAGGACCACCACCTGCACTTACACAAAAAGTTCCAGGTGATGTAAAAATATGTGTTTTAAAATCACCATTAGTTACCACTGTTCCACCAGTTGCTGTAATGTAATCTGATCCTGAAACATCAGATGTTGAATCTTGTACTGCTCTCCAACCTTTTGTTGAATCAACATAAACTATAGTTACAGATTGATCTTCTGTACTTAATATTGCATTACCATTTAAACCATTAATTTTATCTGATCCATTAGGCGTAACTGTAACATTATTTGTATCCCATGTTTCTGCGTAGTCTTTTAAAGAAATTATATCTCCAGCACTTCCTGCTGGTAAAGTAACTGTGATTGCACCACTTGTAGTATTAACAAAGTATCCATTACCACTAACAGCAGTAAAAGATGTAGTCTTGGCAGTAGTGTCCCAATTAACTGTACCAGTTCTACCAAAGCCAGTTTGAGATGCTCCACTTGCAAGAGCAACTGTTTTTCCTGATTCTCCAAGTGTAACTGTACACCCTGATCTTGTTGTTACTGTATTTACTTTTATTGTACTCATAATTTATTCCTTATTGAAACTTGTACCTTATCATTACTATTCCTGACCCACCTGTTCCTCCAGTTGTTTGTGCTGGAGCTGGTCCTGGTTTAGCACCACCTGATCCTCCACCACCCATATTTGTTGATCCATTTTGACCATTTGTATTAGTAGTTCCATCTGCACCACCTCCTAATCCACCTGTTCCTTTAACTGGATTAGCTGGTGAAGTTCTTACAGAACCACCTGCACCACCAGCAAAAAATCTACCTTGTGGACCACTTTCACCATAAGATGGTGAGCTGTCACCTGCAAAACTTAATGGTATAAAAGAACCTGCTCCACCATTTGCCGCCTGTGTTGGTGAACCTAATGTTCCTGCCGCACCTGCACCTCCTCCTGATCCTCCAGCATCATCATTCACTGGTCTTGATGCTGCACCATCATTCCCTTGTGGTGGACTTACTGGTGGAGTATTTCCTGTGCCACCTGCACCTGTAGAATGACCACCTCCTCCACCTGATCCTCCATTTCCAGCCGCAT